AGTATATCCAAAAAATATTCTTGAAAAAGAAGTAGAAAGATATAATAAACAATACATATCTACAAATCGAGCGTTTGGTGAATTGGGTCATCCCGAAGGTCCAACTATAAATTTAGAACGTGTTTCCCATTTGGTTACAGAATTGAAACCTCAGGGAAATAATTTTACTGGAAAAGCAAAAATAATGACTTCTACTCCATATGGTAAAATTGTAGAAAGTTTGTTAGATGAAGGTGCACAATTAGGTGTTTCTTCTAGGGGTATGGGTAGTTTGAAACCAGATAAAACTGGAGTTGATGTCGTGCAAGATGATTTTTATTTGGCAACTGCTGCTGATATTGTTGCTGATCCATCTGCCCCTAAGGCCTTTGTTCAAGGTATTATGGAAGGAAAGGAGTGGGTTTGGGAAAGTGGGGTTCTTAAAGAAAGGGATATTGAGGAACTTAAGATTCTTTTAGATAAGAAAAAAGGTATTAGGGAAGACGTTGCTATAACTGCATTCGAATCGTTTTTCTCTAAATTATAACGATTATAAATAAACATAAGTAAAACAAAATAGAGGAGAACCGATAATGGAAGCCATTGAAACTAATGTGGAAGAAGAAGTTTTGGATGAAGAAATATCTGAAAAAACTGAATCTGTCGCAGAAGGGTACAAGACTAAGGCTGAATTACTCGATGATATAACAGGTCTAGTTGGTCAACTGAAGAGATCTGAATTGGTTCAGGCCCATTCGATATTAACGAGTCCGTCCGATCAGGAAGAGGTTCAAGAGGATGGAGATGAAGAACCTGAAGAAGCCGAAGAGTCTAAACTAACTTCACAACTAGCTAAAACTGTTGTTGAAAAATTAGATAAAAAAGCTATAATGTCTGCTTTAGATGACATGGAAGACGGAGACGAAGTAGAAGAAACTGATGACGAAGATGATGACTATATGGAAGCACATAGTTTAATCATTAAAGAAATCAAAAGTATTATTACTTCAGGAAAAAAAGGTACTTCCGCTAAACTAGCAGAAAAAGCAGCTAAGTCTTTTGTTAGAAGTAACAAAAAACAAATCACCAAATTAGTCAAGGAAGCGTCTACAACTAAGAAAACTATCAAATCTTCGTTCGATCCAAAATTGTCTTGGAATGAAGAAGATAAGGTAGATGTATCTGAACACGTTGATGCGTTGTTGAGTGGTGAAGAATTATCCGAAGAGTTTAAAACCAAAGCTACTACGATTTTTGAAACTGCTGTTAAAGTAAAGGTTGAAAAAGAATTGGTTTCCCTTAGGGAACAATTTGATGATCAAGTAGCCGAAGTTGAAACTGAAATATCTGATAAAATGACTAGTCAGGTTGATGAGTATTTGAATTATGTATCTGAACAATGGATGGAAGACAACAAACTTGCCGTTGATTCAGGTATTAGGGCAGACCTTTCAGAGGAATTTATTAAGGGTATGAAATCTCTTTTCGATGAACATTATATCGAAATTCCAGAAGAAAAGGTTAATGTATTGGATGAAATGGTTGGTAAAATTGATGAGTTGGAAACTAAACTCAACAGTGAAATTGAGAAAAATATTTCGTTGACTAAAGAATTATCAATAACGGAACGAAATAAATTAATCGACGACGTTGTTACTGACTTAGCTGATACAGAAGTTGAAAAGTTTAAGGAAATAACTGAAACTGTAGAATTTGATGGTGACGTTGATGTTTTTAAAAATCAGTTATTAACTCTTAAAGAGAGTTATTTCCCTAAAGAAATTAAAAAAATCAGGGAAAGTGATAAAGCGTTACCGAATGATGTCAGTGGTGTAATGTCAAAATATACTTCTGCACTTTCTCGTACGGTTCAAAATTAAAAACTTATAAATAGTTGTAGAATATAATTACAGGGAGAAATAAAGAAATGTTTAATTCAGAACATCTGCAAAACAAATGGCAGCCTGTGCTTGAACATGATTCCCTGCCTGCAATTTCAGATAATTATCGAAAAACGGTTACTGCCGTTCTTTTGGAGAATCAGGAAATTGCCATAAGAGAGCAACAGCAGGCAGAAACAGGTCAAATTTTTGAAGCTGCACCAACTATGAACACTGACCCCGGAGCAACTGGGGATGCTGGGTTTGGTAGTGCTGGAGTAGCTCCAGTCGCAGGTTACGATCCAATTTTAATTAGTTTAGTCCGAAGGGCTATGCCTCAATTAATCGCATATGATATCGTTGGTGTTCAACCAATGACTGGTCCTACAGGACTTATCTTTGCGATGAAATCGCAATACGTGGATCATGCTGGTGCACGTTCATCGCAACGTGAAGCTTTGCATGACGAAGCCGCAACTGAACATTCAGCTGCAGCTCAGACAGGTAGTGCTGTTGTAGCGGGTGTTGATGACGCAACTGCTCTCACAACTGATCCGTTTGCGAATGCCGCTCCAGGCGCTGAAAATACCAACTACTATGGAGATACTACATCTTCAACTAAAGGTGGTCTGGGAACAGCTACTGGTGAAGCGTTAGGTGATGCTTCTACTAATGCTTTCCGCGAAATGGCTTTCTCGATCGATAAAACGACCGTGACTGCTAAAACTCGTGCTCTGAAAGCCGAATACACGACGGAACTTGCTCAGGACTTGAAAGCTATTCACGGTCTTGATGCTGAAACAGAACTGTCGAATATTCTGTCTACAGAAATTCTTGCGGAAATTAACCGTGAAGTAGTTCGAACAGTTAATGGTGTTGCGAAACCTGGAGCTCAGGTTAATGTAACTACTGGCGGTACTTTTGATCTAGACACCGATTCTAATGGTCGTTGGTCAGTTGAAAAGTTTAAAGGTTTAATGTTCCAAATTGAACGTGATGCTAATACGATTGCTGTGGATACACGTCGTGGTCGTGGTAACATTATAATTTGTTCTGCTGATATTGCTTCTGCTCTGTCTATGACAGGTGTTTTAGATTACAATCCAGCATTGCAGAATACTTTGGGATCAGACGTTGCTAATAATACGTTTGCTGGAGTATTGAATGGTCGATACAATGTTTATATCGATCCTTACTTCCAGAATCCAGAAGCTTCAGCTGCTGGTCACGAATACTACACGATTGGTTATAAAGGTACTTCACCGTATGACGCTGGTCTATTCTATTGCCCATACGTTCCGTTGCAAATGGTTCGTGCGACTGGTGAAAATACTTTCCAACCGAAAATCGGTTTTAAAACCCGATATGGTTTGGTCGCTAATCCGTATGTAGGAAATACCACTCAAAACTTGAACGTTTACTATCGTAAAGTAAAAGTTTCAAACTTGATGTAATTCTTGTTTCACTAACC